ACGAAAAGGACAAAGACGGCAATATGCTTTCCTCTCTCCCCGACAGGGACAACCACAGTATAGACAGCCTCGCTTATGCGTTAGACCGTGAGATATACCGCAAGCGAGGGCAGAGCGCTTAAAGAAAGGAGAAAGTCATGGGCTATATGCGTATCAAGTGCCACTATTGCGGCGGCACATGGGAAGTATACGGGCGAAGCGTCACAAATGGGGACTATGCCCGCACTTGCCCGCATTGCTTCAAGGCCATTGAAAGGCAGACATGGGAAAAGCAGATCATTCCGGCGTTTCATGCGCTGGACGATGCAAACCGCGAGCTTGTAAAGGACAGCAGCGGATACCATACCCCGCTTTTTGAAGTCAGCTATGAGGCCGACAGCGTATTCCGCAACGGCTATGAGGACTGTCCAAATTTGGACTGAAAGGAAGCACATGGACATTTTGAAGGAATACCTCCTAATTGATGAACACGGCAAAAGATACCGCGAGTTTGGGCGCGGATGCCGTGAGTACGCGCCGACCCTTGTAACCTCTGCGGGCGAAGTGCCGATGGGAACAGTAATTTATAAGAAGATGCAGGAAGAGCCACCCGCACAAAAGAAAGATTGCCCATTTCAGAGCGGTCTATACCCGCAATGCAAAGAGGACGATTGTGCTTTTTTCAAAGGCGGCAAGTGCAAGCCGGGAACGGCAACAGCGGGCAAGCGCTGCCCTCTCCCTGCACATTTGACTTGCGGCAATACCTGCACCATGTATAAGAATAGGCGCTGCGGCCTTTTCCCGCAGCAGAAAGGAACAAAAAAATGAGCGAGTTTAACCACTTTGCAAAAGACCTTGACGCGGCTTTCAAGGCGGCCCGGGGCGAATACGCCGCCGCGTATAACGCAGTAGAGCAGGCACGAAAGGCCATGCAGGACGCAGGCCCGGACGCGCTGAAAAGGCAGATTGCTACGCTTCAGCTCCAAGAGGCGGAAAACAGCCTGCGCAAAGAAGCGGCGCGCATCTGGACGGAGTTTGACGAAAAGGCCGCAGACCTCCGCCGCGCATTGGAAAAGGAAGTACAGACAAGCAACCTTGCCGACCCTTCCGCCATTGACAGCAACGCCGTGGAGCTGATGAAAACCGGCGTTCTGACGGTGGATGATTATTTCGGCCTTGCGGACAGATACGGCGAAAACCCGACCATGTTAAAGCTGATTGGTCACTATGCAAAGGAAGCAGCAGACAGCGCCGGAGACCGGAAAGACAAGGTTGCTTTAACCGTTCTCGCGCATGATTGTGCCAAAGGCGCGGGGCCGACCTTGAAAGCGTGGGACAATATGATGACCGCCGCCAACTATTGCAGCGGGCGCGGCTACAGCGGCAACCGGCGCATTACTCCCGGCGTAACGCTCAGCATGGGCGAGAAGTGGGAGCAGCTTTCCGGCGAGATCGTCGAGAACTTTTGAAAATCAAAAGGCCCAAAATGGGCCTTTTGATTGGGGAGTGATTCAGAGGCCACCAGCCGGAGAAAGCCCGGCAGCAGGCAGCAAGGGCGGCGGGATTGCCTATCCTTTGTTCCCTTGCGAAGTCCTGCCCGAAGTACAGCGGCAGGCAGCGCCCTAAAGTACCAGGGCGCGGGAGTGCGTAAATAGTGCCATAATCTCAATATAAAGGGGCGGGGGCAACAGTCCCCGCCCCTTTATTTGCATATAATGCACAAGAAGTTCATAAAGCTAAAAAAGTGCTTGACGGTTAAGAGGAGTTGTGCTATTATAAGAGAAAGACAAAGACAACACCGCAAAAGGAGGCACACACGATGCAGGAAATCACCGTTTATAATAGCCAGCTTCAAAGCCGCGCAGCGATCAGCGCCGACCTTTTCCGGCGTTTCATCGAGTACACCGACAGAGAGCCAACCACAACAAAGGGATATATTACTTGCCTGCGCCAGTTTGCGAACTGGATCACCGCCACCGGCACAACGCAACCAGAGAGGGCGGACATTCTCGCCTATAAAGAATATCTGAACGGCGCACACTTTGGGCGCAGCGGCGCGGAGCTGCTAAAGGCCGGCACAAAGCAACAGTACCTTAGAGCCGTCAAGCACTTTTTCAAATGGACGGCAGCGGAGGGCATTTACCCGAACATAGCCGGCAATATCCACGGCGTAAAGATCAACCATGACACCCACAAAAAAGACGCGCTCGACCGCGAAGCCGTGAAGATCATAGCGGATCATATCGACCGCAGCACAGAGAGCGGCAAGCGCCTATATGCTATGTATCTTCTTTGCATCTCTTGCGGCCTGCGAACAATCGAAATCAACCGCGCCAATATCGAGGACATAAAGAAAACCGGCGACCGCACCTATCTTTACTTACAGGGCAAAGGCCACAGCGAACACGATCAGCCAGTTTTGCTTATCCCCGAAGTAAAGGCCGCGCTGCAAGACTATTTGCAGAGCCGGACGGACACACCCACAGCAAAAAGTCCGCTTTTCGCCAGCACCAGCAATCGCAGCAAGGGCAAGCGCATAGCGCCTACCACAATAAGCACCATGCTTAAAGAAGCCCTTGTAAGTGCCGGATATGATAGCGACCGCCTGACGGCGCACAGCCTGCGCCACACCAGCGGCACAGGCGCTTATAAGGCAACCGGCAATATCTACCTTGCACAGAAGCACCAGCGCCACGCCGACCCGTCAACAACGGAAATCTATGTCCACGCGGAGGAACGCGAGGAGCGAAACACGGAGCAGCAAGTTTACAATTACTTTTTCAACCCGGCGGCGGGCAAGGATCAGCGGCAGGAAGCAATAGAGCTCATAGCCACCATTGACCCCGCAAAATTGGGCGCAGTCTGCGAGTTTCTAAAGGCTTTGCGCTAATCAGAATTACATTTATACGCTTAATTAGAAAATTGCACATGATGCGTATAAGGTATATAAAACGCTTGAAGAAAGAGAGGTTTATAAAGCATGGAAGAATGGAGCAACAACGCTTGCGAGGGCTACGCAATCCTTGCTATGCAGGCCGCAGGGCTGGACGCGCAAACCGTTTGCCGCGTCCTCGACCAGATGCGGGCTTGCTTTGATAGCGTATCCGTAGAAGAAGCGGAAGAAGTACAAGAGCCTTGAAAGGAGCATACACGATGCGTATTATCAGCGTATCAAACCAAAAAGGCGGCGTAGCAAAGACCAGCACAGCCGCAGCAATAGCGCAGGGGGCAATTAAACGCGGCAAGAACGCACTTTGCGTTGACCTCGACCCGCAAGGCAGCCTAACAACCATTTGCCGCGCAGACGGCACGAAAAAGGGCAGCTATGACCTTTTGAAAGGCGCAGATGCCGCCCCGCTTATCCAGCACATACCCGGTATGCCCGATATAATCCCCGCCAGCTTGCAGCTTGCCGGAGCTGATGCGGAACTATCCAGCAGAGCGGGGCGCGACTTTCTCTTGCAAGCAGCATTGAAGCCTCTAAAGGAATATGACCTTATCGTGATAGACACCCCGCCCACATTGGGAACGCTGCTTGTAAATAGCCTGACGGCTGCGCACGAGGTTATTATACCCTTACAGGCTGACACTTTCGCCTTGCAGAGCATTTACCAGCTTGCAGACACGATAAAGCAAGTGCAGCAGTATTGTAACCCCGGCTTGACGATCAGAGGGGCGCTATTGACGAAGTACAGCCCCCGCACCGTCCTTGCCCGCGATCTGCGCGACACCATAGCGGAGAAATGCGCGGAGCTGGGAATACCGATGCTTACAACGGCGATCCGCGAGGGCGTAGCCGTAAAAGAGGCGCAGACCATGCGGGAAAATCTCTTTGACTATGCACCACGCAGCAACCCCGCGAAAGACTATGAAGCCCTATTAAACGAATTGGAGGTATAAAGAATATGGGAAAGAGTTTCAAGCCCGCAGCAGAAGCCGCGCAGCCGGTTTATAGTACGATCATCGGAGCGGCGCAGGAAGTACAGGAAGTGCAAGAAGCAACACCAGCACAAAAGGCACTTGCAGACCTTAAAACACAAGGGCAGAAAGGCGCAAAGCTCGACCGTATCAATATGGCCTTTACCGCTGACAACATGGACTATATACGCACCATGTCAAAGCTGAAAGGCCAGACTATGACGCAGTTTGTAAATATCCTTGTGGCAGAGGAACGAGAGAAGAATGGCGCAGCGTTTGACGCTGCAAAGGCAATCCTTGAAAGCCTTTAAGAGAAAGGAGGGCGTGTCATGGCTGAAAAACTAACTGCCACCGACCGCGAGAACATACAGGCTTATTTATCGGCTATGAAAGCCCTTGAAGCGAAAGAGCCGGAATACAATTTTGCGGACGAGGCCAGCGCCGAGGCGTGGGACGCTTGGAACGCCGAATGTTTAGCCACAACGAATAAATATCAAGACAGCATAAAGCGCGCTTTGCTCTTTAGCCTGGGCGACATGACCGGCACCGCACCGCAAAGCGTGGCGGCTATACTCTCCGCGCTCATAGATGCTGACCAGCTCGACGGACAAGCAAGCCTTTTCCCGCCCCAAAACGCCGCAGCGCAAAAAGAAATTGTCGATACACTTTCAAGGGCTTTCGGCGTTATAAGACAAGGTAGCGCTACAAATGCCCTTTCTAAAATTCGCAGCGACCGTGCAAAGGTGGACGAGATCACAGGTATAGCTACAATCAAAAGCGGCAATCTGAAAGTTTCCTTGCGCGACTTTCAAAGCATAGCAGGTTTTAAGACTTCTACGCACAAACTGCTTGATGCATTGACGCGAAAATTTACGGAAACCGGCGCAAAAAGCCCGTTTGTAACGCTGCCTTTAGATGAATACATGGAGTTACGCGGGATCAGCGACAAAAAAGAAGCTCGCAAACAAGTAAACGCCGACTTACTGACCATGTATAACACCGACTTAGAATTTACAGAGAAGCGGCGCGGATCTGATGGCGGATGGTTCAAGATGCGTATATGTGATGCCGTTGGAGTAGTGAAGCGCGGAAATATTCTTTTCAGCTTTGGCAGCACTTACTATTCATATCTGATGCGCTGCACAATTATGCCTTACCCGAAAGACGCTTTTCGCCTCGATGACCGAAGAAACCCAAACAGCTATTACCTTGCCCGCAGAATTTCAGAGCATAAGAACATGAACGCAGGGAAACCCAACGAAGATATTATTTCCGTAGAAACTCTTTTAGCCGCCTGCCCCTATCTCCCGAAGTATGCAGAGGTCAAAGACACCGACCGCGCTTTCGGGCGCCGTATTATAGAACCTTTTGAACGCGACATGAACG